GTCGAGGCTTCGCCTTGGCACCGAGAGGACAACGTCGGTGTCCACACGGAGATGTGCATCGAGCAGTACCTGACCCGCTTCGCACCCCACCGGTCCGAGCGGCAGAACACCATTGCCCTCATCTCCCTGTTGTTCCACGACACGGGCAAGCCGGAAGCCGAAGAGACGCTCGAGAAGAAGGACGGCAGCGGCACCTACCGCCGCTACGCCGGTCACGAACAGCTCTCTGCCGTCGCCTTCACCGAGCATTGGTTGCAGGACCCCGACCTGCAGGCTCTCTTGCCGGTAGAAGATGCTCGTGCTGTCCGCTTCATCATCGAGCACCACCTGCCCTACGGTCTGAAGGATGCGACCAAGCGGTCGGCCCTGCGCACCGCCTTCGAGCACGTGTTGCGCGAGGACGTCGAGACCTTCTACGACTGTCTGCGGTCCGACGCCGCTGGACGGATCAGCGACGATCACGAGACGAAGCTGAAGAACGTCGAGGAGTGGATCACCGAGTTCCAGACGGTACCGTTGACGGTGACGAAGCGGGACCCATGGGCAGGCACCTGCTACATCATGGTCGGTCCGTCGGGGTCCGGCAAGTCGACGTGGATCAAGCAGATGATCGGCGACAAGAAGCATGGCTGGCACATCGCCTCGATGGACCGCTACCGTCACGACTTCTGGTTCACGAAGAACAACATCGGCTTTTCTGAGGTTGATGACAAGGAGTTCTATCGGACGATCTTCCAGTACGCGGTGGACAACGAGAGCGCCTTCAAGGCCTTCATGAGCGAGAAGATCAACGAGACCTTCAGGTCGGTGGCAGGCACCGCCAAGTTGCACGCACCGTCGTTGGTCTTCGTCGACAACACCAACGGCTCTAAGAAGGCGCGGGCTCGCTGGGTCCAAGAGGCGAGGAACTGTGGCCTGAAGGTCGTCGCTGTCGAGTTCTGGAACACCTTGCATACGGTGTTGGATCGTCAAGAGACCCGCACCGACAAGGAAGTGCCGGGTCCTAGCGTCTGCTCGCAGTACTACGCTCAGACCTGCACCTTGTTGGGCAGCGAGGTGGATGAGGTCATCGTCGTCACGCCGACCTGAGCCTAGGTCGTAACCAACCTGAAAGGGGGACCAACGGGTCCCCCTTCTGGTTACAATGGATTCTGTTGATGCTGCATCGCAGTCAACAGCAACCACCTGGTTGGAGTACCGCATCTTCTGGCGGTGCCGTATAAATAGCCTGCTCGACGATGAACAGTCGAGCGTATTTGTACATCTAACCCGTTTTTACAACTTTGGAGTTTATCACATGGCTAAGCGTTCCCTTGCAGATCTTTCCGCCGCCTTCGAACAGAAGACCGGTGGTGGCGGTGGCAACCAAGACTGGAAGAAGTTCTTCGGTTTTTGGCGTGCCCCTATCGACAGCATCTCTGTCGTCCGCTTCCTCCCCGACCTTGATGAAGACAACCCGATGGGTTTCCTGGTCGAGAACTTCACCCACGAACTCGTCGTCAACGGCAAGCGTGAGAAGGTTGCCTGCCTGAAGATGTACGGCGAAGAGTGCCCCATCTGCGCCCTGTCCCAGAAGTACTACGACGAGAAGTCGGCTGAGCACAACGAAGAGCTCGGCAAGAAGTACTACCGCAAGAAGGGCTACATCGGCCAGGTCCTCGTCCTTGACACCCCCGTTGAGCACGATGCCGAGCAGCTGGTCAAGCTCATCGAGTTCGGCCCGAAGATCTTCAACCAGATCCAGTCCGCCTTCAAGTCGGGCGACCTCGAAGATCCCCCGTACGAGCTGAAGGGCGGCTACAACTTCCGCATCAAGAAGACCCAGTCCGGCCAGTACGCCGACTACGGTACCTCGAACTTCTCACCGAAGCGCACCGACGTGGCTGACGACGTCATCGAAGCCATCGAGCTGTTCGACCTGAAGACCTTCCGCACCGCCAAGACGGCCCGTGCCCAGCTGGAAGCCATGCTCATCGCTGACCAGACGGGTGCCGCAATGGTCCCTGAAGCTGGCGTGCAGGGTGGCCATCAGCAGGCCGGCGCAGCTCCTGCGGTTGCTCGTCAGGCACAACCTGCTCGTGCGACTGAAGATGAAGCTCCGGCTCCTGCCGCTGCTGCTACATCAGCTCCTGCCGCCGATGGCACCAAGAAGCTCAGCGTCGTTGAGCAGCTCCGTCTCCGTCAACAGCAGAAGGCTGCGGCCGCTGCTGGCAACGACGGCGAGTAATCCCGAGGGGCCTCGTGCCCCTCTACTAAGGAGTACCTATGGCAGGACTACCATTTTTGGCCGCCTTCAAGAAGGAGGTCGCCAAGCTCGACACCGTCTCGGTGGGCATCAAGACCACGGAGGAGTGGTTGTCGACAGGCAACTACGCCCTCAACCGCGCCCTCAGCGGTGACTTCGAGAAGGGCATCCCTCTCGGCAAGCTCTCCCTCTTCGCTGGTCCTTCGGGCTCCGGCAAGAGCTTCATCGCCGGCAACATCACGAAGCAGGCGCAGCAAGAAGGCTACCACGTCCTCTACCTGGACAGCGAGCACGCCATCGACGTCGACTACCTCGGCAAGATCGGCTGCTCGGTTGATCCTGAGCATCTGACCTACATCTCGGTGGCCGCCATCGAGGACGTCAACTCGACCCTCTCTGAGTTCTTCTCGGGCTACAAGAAGGCCTTCGGCAAGGACAACATGGAGGCGCAGAAGACGCTCATCATCCTTGACAGCCTGGCGATGCTCTCCTCCTCAACCGAGATGGAGAACTACGACAAGGGCGTCATCAAGGGCGACCAGGGTCAGCTCGCCAAGCGGCGCAAGGCCATGCTGCGGTTGGCCCTCGGCCAGATCGGCCGCCTGCCTATCACGATGGTCATCACCGACCACGTGTACCCGCAGGACATCATGATGGGCGACGGCGCCTGGGCCATCACCAACAGCACCAAGTTCTCGTGCTCCATCATCGGCATCGTCACGAAGCTGAAGCTGAAGGACGAAGGCGAGGTCGTCGGTGTTCGCATGCGCTTCGAGACCTACAAGTCCCGCTTCGCCAAGCTGGGCACGAAGGTCGAGCTCGAGGTGCCGTACAACAAGGGCATGTCGCCCTTCACCGGCCTGCTCGAGCTGCTCGAGGAGATGAAGGTCATCGCCAAGGGCACGCAGCCCGGCGAGAAGCTGGCCTGGGTCTCTGAGTGGACCGACGGTGATGGCGAGATCCATCGGGTCGTCTTCAAGGAGAGAGACCTCGATGACACCATCGCCAAGAAGCTGCTGAAGCACCCGGCCTGCCGACCCATGATGGCACGTGGCGCAGCCACTGAACCTACCGAGGAAGACCTCGAAGACATCGTCGATCAAGACGAGATCACTCAACCCAAAGCTGGCCGTAAGGTCAAGGCAACCAAGGAATAAACATGAACGAAATCTCCATCAGCTTCGCCAACGGCGGCCACATCATGACCGTCGGCACCGACAACGGCGTCGAGACCACCGTCTTCAACTCCACGCCGAAGCTGGTCAAGGCCCTGCGTGAAGCCATCGACGAGCTCAGCCTCCTGCCGAAGAAGGCCGACAAGGACGAAGGCGCTGACGCTGCCTAAATAGGCCAGGTCCCACAACAAAGGGACCATTGACAAATGCGAATCACTCTTTGCGCCCGCTCCAAGATCCTCACGATCTTGAAGCCGGGCAGTTGTTTTCGTATCCAGGTAACTGGGTCCTTACTGGCAGGGTCGCACGTCGACCTGATACCAAACTCGGAACCCGGTCCTGGAGATAGTACAATCTACAATGTGCCGAAGATCGTAGCTGACATGGCGTCAGCTACCCAGCTGGCCCATCAGACGATCGACTTCGACTACGGGTCGGAAGAGTTCATCATCTCCAACAGAGGCAACGAAGGTTGACAACCCTACTCTCATTGAGCGAGAACCAGACGGAACTGGTGGAAGAGCTGTACCTCTTCTTCGAGCGCTACGATGAGGAGATCGAGAAGGCGGAACCCCTCTTTGACCTGAAGGGCCGCCGACTTGAGGAGATGATCCGCTCGCTGCCCTACCATCAGAGCCACTACGATCAGCTGGGTCGGGAAGCTCAAGGCATCGCCAAGACCCTGACGCTGCGACGGGACAAGATCGAGGCAAGGTTGACCCGTAACTACCTGCAAGGGCAGCGCACCTACGGTTCACGCGAGACGGCGATCCTCATCGCTGGAGAACCTGAGATGAACGCCATGAACCAGCTCATCACCGAGGTAGAGCTCTACGAGGACAAGCTGAAGGCCATCGTCGAGGCCTTCAAGCAGATGGGCTGGATGCTGGGTAATGTCACCAAACTACGAGTAGCGGAGCTTCACGATGTCATCATCTAACAACACAAACACCAAGCAGTCGTCCACGGGCAACTACGGCTACGGCATGACCAGCAACGGCAGTCAGCCAGGCACGACCACCATCGGTGGTGGCAACAGCTACGGCGCCACCACCGGTCAGATCAACTGGCCGACGGGAGCCGTTATCACCGGTGCTGCCAACAGCTACAGCGGAATCACCACTACCGGAGTTGGTGCCGTCGAGAAGTCGAGCCTGCTCGACTTCATCCAGATCGGCAACAACAAGTCGATGACGCTGGTCGGGGACAAGAGCGGTGACATCGTCGTCACCTTCTTTGAGCAGGTTGATGGCGTCAACATCACCGCCGCCCTCGAGCCTGAGCACGACATCACCGCCATGGAGCAGCTTCGCATCAACACCCTGATGTCGTATGTCATGTCGATGGCTGGCAGCATGAGCTCAAGCGCCCGCCCCATCACCTACCTCCGTCTTCACCGGTTGGAGCGTCACTTCCGCTTCCGTCAGGCATGAAGACCGCACACATCACGGTTCGAGACGAGGTGTTCTGCCATATCTCTGGACTGGAACCAGCCGACCACCATGTGCTGGAGGAGCGCTTCGCATTGATGGTCGAGGGTGCCTACTTCATGCCGCTCTACCGGCTCGGTCGCTGGGACGGCAAGGTCCGCTTCTTCGACAAGACCGGCAAGATCTACTTCCGGCTGCTGGAGGATCTCCTGCCCTACCTCGAGAGCTGGGGCTATGAGATCGAGCTCCATGATGAGCGCCCTTCGGCACCCCTCATCGAGACCCGGATCCATGCCAACTGGTTCAAGGACAAGCCGGAACATGAGCTCGGCGTGGTGTTGCGTCCCTATCAGCTCGACGCCGTCAACAAGGCTCTGGAGACAGGATCTGGCTTCGTTCTCGCTGCCACAGGTTCAGGCAAGACATGGATGATAGCTGCCCTCTGCGATGCCCTCAACCAGAACGGTATCCGCTGCATCGTCATCGTGCCGTCCTCTGACCTGGTAGAGCAGACGGCCACCACCCTCCGTCTCGGCAACCTCGACGTTGGCGTCTACAGCGGTGCCAAGAAGGACATCCACCACGCCACCGTCGTTGGTACCTGGCAGGCGCTGCAGAACAACCCGGTCGTGATGGAGGACTTCAAGGGTCTCATCGTCGACGAGGCACACGGAGCTTCGGCCAAGGTGGTCGGCGAGCTCATCAACAACCATGCCAAGTTCTGTCCGTACCGCTTCGGCTTCACCGGCACGATGCCGAAGCCGAAGATCGATCAGACCTCTCTTCGTGGTGCCATCGGCTCTACCCTCTACGAGATCAGCGCCGCTGATCTGATCCGCATGGGCTTCCTGGCACAGCTGGAGATCGAGCCCATCGAGATCCAGGAGGTGGCAGAGGAGGACTTCCCTGACTACGGTGCTGAGCGCACCTTCCTGTCGAGGAACACCGAGCGGTTGGACTTCATCGCCGACCTCATCATCGCCAAGGCCGAGCAGTACGGCAACACGCTGGTGTTGGTCAACTCCATCAAGCAGGGCAAGGAGCTGCAGAAGCT